TGATATCGTTATCACAGACTGCCGCTTTCCTAATGAAATTAAAGCTATCCGCGCCGCTGGCGGTAAGGTAGTACGTATCAGACGTGGCACTGAACCTAAGTGGTTTGATGAAGCAGTGAGTATGAATCGAGGCCCTGCACGTAACATGAACTGGGCCTTAAGCAAACAAAAAATAGAAAAACTTAAAGTTCACGTCAGCGAAACTGCTTGGGTAGGGCAAAAGTTTGATGTGGTATTAAACAATGATGGGACTATCGAAGAACTCTATCAACAGATTGAAGCTAATATAATTAATTTAGTACCAAACTCTTCTTTAGAGCACGTTGAATTTTAACAGATTGACGGATTTTTTCTTTTTGTTCTGCAGACATCACTTTACCTTTAGTAGGACTAGGTCTACTCTTTCTAGCTAAGGATATTTTCTCTCTGGCTTCTAAAGTGTGTGTTTTACCAAACATAGGGTTATTTTGTCCAGAATTCTTTTCACTACTTGTTTTTCGTGCTTCTATAGACTGCTTTCTTCCTTTTGAAGCAAGTCCTATTTTTCTTTTAGTTTCTTCAGATTGTTGCCCACCATCTGCTTCTTCTGGTTTTAAGTTAGCCCAACTTTGATCCTTGACTATATTCCACAAATTACTATAATATAATCCCCATTCTCTAAGTTCATTTTTATTAGAACATTCTTTAAGGATTTTAGTAGAATAGTTGTATCCGTGTTTGCGTAAATGATGCAACCAACGTGTTCCGGATCCAGGATATTTATGAGGATCTTTTTGAGATGTTTGCCCTAGATACTTTAATCCTGTTTTGTTATGGGTTTTTATATAAAGATATAACGTCATAATATTATTTATTAATAGTCTGGGACTAAATCTCCTTGTCGCCATCCTAACCCCTCTCGGGCAATTTCATATTGACAGTTAGCACAGACTGTTTTTAGATTAAATTGGCTATTATTATTGAGATTACCATCAACATAGTAGACAAATAGTTGATCTTTGTAACGTGCTTTGAACCCACACTTTTCACAGTGTGGTTTCTTTTTGTAGCCTTCTAATAGCCAACGAGGCTTGGGTGCGGGTAAATTACGCTTTTTCCTAATGCAACTATCACAGCGTTTTCTAAAGTAGATTTTTCCATGCATTTTATAGTTGATTGCAGCGGGTTTTCTACCACATATTTCACATATTGGACGGTATTCCATACTAGTATTTATGGGCGAACCTTTCAAAGGGCACCTAATACACCAAATTCTAGCAAAAAATTATAAATAGTTTAAAGTAACTTATTTAGAGGAACAAATACCATGGCACTTATTTCACCCGGAGTAGAAGTAACAGTATCTGACGAAAGTCAATATACCCCAACCGCAGCCGGATCAGTTGCGTACATTTTACTCGCTACTGCCCAAGATAAAAGAAACCCAAGCGGGGCGCTGGCATCTTATACTACGGTAGCAAATGCTAACAAATTATTTAATATCACCAGTCAACGAGAACTGGTGTCTTTCTATGGTAACATTGAATTTCAGGTGGATTCAGCTGATAATCCTTTACATGGTGATGAGCGTAATGAATATGGTTTACTAGCGGCTTACAGCGCACTTGGCGTGAGCAATCAGATTTATGTGCAACGTGCGAACGTTGATCTTGCCCAGCTAACAGGTACCAGCATCCGTCCAACAGGCACGCCAACAGATGGTACTTATTGGTTAGACGTTAGTAGTACAGCTACTAACTGGGGTATCTATGAGTGGTATGAAGATTCATTTACCTTACAAACTCCAAGAGTTATTACGAGTTCAACAGAAGTAAGTGGTACAGTTCCACTTAGCTCTGTTGGTGCTATAGGTGAATATGCTGTAGTTACTACCAGCAGTTCAAATCCTATTTACCTTAAAGGTTATGACAATGTATGGGCTTTAGTTGGTAGTGATGATTGGAAAGATCGTGTACCAGTAATCACTGGTGCTATCGCTAATCCAGCTAACTTGGCTATTGGTCAGACAGCACGATTTAATGGTGTTAATGTTACCTTAACTGGTACGACTGTTACTAGTGCAGCTTCTGACATCAACACTGCGCCTATCACGGGTGTGTCTGCTAGAGTCAATGCATCTGGACAACTTGAGATCTTCGCATCAAGTCTAGCAACCAGTGATGGATCAACAGTCGATGGTAAATTAAAAATTGAAAAAGGTGGTACTGGCGGTATTGGAGGTACTGACTTCACTATGCGTGTTGGTATTTTCAATGGTACAGGTGTTAGTGGTAACAGCAGAACATTGCTTGGTCCAACAGTAGCATTCGACACATATAGGAATGCTCCAGCTTGGAGAGATACAGACACATTCCCTCGTCCATATGGTTCAGTCTGGTTCAAAACATCAGCGACTGGCAATGGTGCTAATTATGGTATTAAAGAATATGATAGTAATTTAGATTCATTCGTGCTGCAGACAGCTCCACTATATTCCGGCGATGTTGCTGCTATATATGGCCTAAGTCCAGTAGCAGGTGGTGGTGATCTACCAGTTGGTACGCTGTATGTACAATATGATACATTGGCTACCACAACAGCTACATTTAAACTTTATCGCAAGAGCGTAGCAGGTTTAGTAAAAGTCACAGGTACGGTTGCAGGTGGTAGTGCTGTGTATACTATAGGCAATAGTTTTACCATGACTGTTAGTGTTCCTGGATCAGCTTCTACTTCTAGTGCAACGATCACACTCACTGGAACCACAGCAGCATCTTTGGTAGCGAATATCCTTAGCGCTAGTCTAGCTAACATAGTAGCGGCGATTGAAACGAATGGTGCTATCAGCATCACACATCTAGCAGGTGGTACTATCCAGTTTACCTATGGCACTGGTACTCCGTTGACCACGACTGGTATAATCACAGACAATCAGATACAGACACTATCAGCAGGTAGCGTATATCTTGCTAGCCCATTCAAAGCATTGACATATACATTTTCAACAACAGCACCATTTAGTAATCCAGCAAACGACACTCTATGGTATTATAACACCCCACTTGAAGTGGACATCTTGATAAACGATGGTAGTGGTTGGAAAGGTTATCAAAACGTTGTAAATGATGCCCGTGGCTTTGACTTATCTAATACTGATCCGGATGGTCCGATCCTTTCAGCTTCTGAACCCACAGAACAAAGTGGTGGTGGACAATTAGCCGCAGGTGATCTATGGATTGATACCGGTGATTTAGAAAATTATCCAAAGATCTATCGCTACAACGGTACAGCGTTTGAATTAATTGACAACACTGATCAGGTAACGACAGATGGTATATTATTCGCTGATGCACGTTGGGCTCCAAATGGCACTACAGATCCTATTGTTGATAGTATTCCAGCGATCACAGATCTATTAACCAGTGATTACATCGACTTTGATTGTCCTAACTATCAACTATATGCACGTGGAACACTGTTGTTCAACACACGTCGCAGTGGTTATAATGTTAAACGTTTTGAAAGTCTAGCACTTAATAATGACCCAACTCCAGCCTCAGTGGTCGCTGCATGGGTAAGTTCAAGCGGTAATGATTCCGACGATGTTCCATTCTTTGGCCATAAAGCACAACGTAATGTTGTGGTTGAAGCACTTAAAGCAACGATAACAGCGTCAACAGCATTACGTGAAGAACAGACACAGTTTAACCTCATAGCGTGTCCAGGATATCCTGAGCTGATACAAAACATGATCACCCTAAACAATGATCGCAAACAAACAGCGTTTATCATTGGTGATACTCCATTGTCACTTAACTCAGCAGCTGTCCAACCATATATACAAAACACTAATCTAGCGCTAGACAATGGTGAAAAAGGCCTAGTCAGCCGCAGTGAATACCTAGGTGTTTATTATCCAAGTGGTTTTGGCACTGACCTAGCAGGCGAAAGCGTGGTAGTTCCACCAAGCCATATGATGTTACGAACTATCATACGTTCAGACAATATCAGCTTTCCTTGGTTTGCTCCAGCAGGTGTACGTCGTGGTTTGATCGACAATGCAACCAGCATTGGATTCATTGATGTAAATGATAACAATGTTTTCAAATCAATCGGTGTAACAGTCGGACTTCGTGATGTATTGTATGCAGATAATGTTAATCCGTTAACAGTGCTTCCGGGTGTTGGTCTAGTAGCGTATGGTCAGAAAACACGTGCTGCACAAACTTCAGCGATGGATCGTATCAATGTATCAAGACTAGTGGCTTACTTACGCCTAGTTTTAGACAAAGTTGCCCGTCCGTTTATATTTGAACCAAATGATACTATCACACGTAATCAGGTAAAATCAGCATTTGAAAGTGTGCTAAATGACCTAGTTGCTAAACGTGGTTTATATGACTACCTAGTAGTTTGCGATACCACAAACAACACACCAGATCGCATTGATCGCAATGAGTTGTATGTTGATATCGCTATTAAACCAGTGAAAGCGATCGAGTTTGTTTATATTCCAGTGAGAATTGTCAACACTGGTGCTAGCTTGACTATAGCATAATATACGCAGTTAATAGGAGTGGCAACACTCCCTTAACTCAATAGAAAAACAGGTAAATACTATAAAGTATTAAAAGGAAAATAAGATGGCAACAGCATCATTAAGCAAATTTACGGTACCGCTAAGTACTAATCAGAGCGCAACAAGCCAAGGCTTGTTAATGCCTAAACTCAAGTTCCGCTTCCGCGTGACATTTGAGAACTTTGGTGTAAGCCAACCAACGACTGAGTTGACCAAACAGGTAATGGATTTTAAAAGGCCAACGCTGAGCTTTGAAGAAATGATAATTCCTATCTATAACAGCAAGGTTTATCTAGCTGGCAAACCAACTTGGGAACCTGTAACTACTACTCTACGTGATGATGCAGGTGGTGAAGTTGCAAAACGTGTCGGTGAACAGCTACAGAAACAATTTGACTTTATGGAACAAGCTTCAGCAAGTTCTGGTATTGATTATAAATTCCTAACACGTTTTGAAGTACTAGATGGTGGAAATGGTGCACTCGAGCCTACAGTGCTTGAAACTTGGGAATTATATGGTTGTTATCTATCAAATACAGATTATGCTGATGCTAACTATGCTACTAATGAACCAATGACTATCGCTCTAACTATCCGTTATGATAATGCTATCCAAACTCCAATTGGTACAGGACTTGGTACAGCAGTAGGTAGAATAGCTGGATTACCAGCTGGCGCTATAACTGGTTAATCCAGACGAAAATTTACAAAGCCCGGTCTAAATCCGGGCTTTTTTTTGACGATAAATAATATAAACAGGACAGACATATGGCTGGATTCTTTAATCAGTTCTTAAAACAAGTAGCCACCGGTGATGAGATACGCGATTGGCAACATGCCTCACGTACATTTGTTGACAGTTTATATAGACTAAGTCCTAAGATAGGCACGGTGTATCACGTGTTTATGGATCTTAATCCTGTGGTATCTCAAGTAGCAGTCAACGAACAGATTGAAATAGGTATTATGGCCAAGAGCGTAGCACTGCCTAGATTTTCAGTAACTCACAAAACCTACAATGCCTATAATCGCAAAAACATAGCACAAGAAAAAATTAACTATGATCCGTTGACTATCACATTTCACGATGATTCTGCTGATGTAGTGCGTAATTTTTGGTATGGTTATTATTCATACTACTACAGAGATGCTGATCACCAGGAACCAATATATGCCCAGGATCACAAATATAAAAAACGTCAGACACAGGGTTGGGGATACACACCTTTAAGTAATCAAGGCACGCAACCATACATCAATGCCATCAGGATTTATAGTCTACATCAGAAAGAATTCAGTAGTTATACACTTCTCCGTCCGACTATTACCAGCTTTCAACATGGACAACATCAAGCAGGAGAGTATGTACCAATGGAACATACTATGACTGTTGCTTATGAAGCTGTGCAGTATGCAACAGGTCAGGTCAGCAATGGTACGGTGATAGGATTTTCGGAAATACACTATGATCACAGTCCTAGCCCACTTACGTCGTTGGGTGGCGGTACCACTAGTATCTTAGGTCCAGGCGGACTAGTAGAAGGTGGTAGCGATGTGATTACTAATTTACAAAATGGTAATTTCATTGGAGCGGCCCTAGGTGGATTTCGCACAGCTAATAACTTCAAAAATCAAGATATTAAAAAAATAGCTGGGCCTGAATTGGCTCAGCTTGGTAAGAATATACTCACAGGTCGAAATCCTCTCAGTAGCGTATTCGTACCTACAGCAGGATCGATCAATCAAGGACTAGCTAAAGCTGTTTCTGGTCTGCCAGGGGGCGGTATTGGCTCTGATATCAATAGTCAAAATGCGCGGATTCCGAGCAGCAATCAGGGACGTATCTTAGGCTAAGGATCATATATGGCACTCAATGGCAATCTTCCCAAATCCGATAATGTAAATTCTACTACGGAATATTTTAATAACTATTTCTCAGATAGATTTACCACTAGTCCAAATATAAATGACGCAGTCATAGGTTATTTCCAATCTGTCACAGGTGATGTAGATTCTGGAAAGGCCCTCGCAGCCACTGTGATATATACTGCACTTAGCCAAGGCTTAGAACCCATGAGCCTAGTAGATGAATTTAGGAAACTAAAAGCAGGGCGCAGGGTAGAAGTCAAAACACCTATTCCAAACTCATCCGTGATCGATAGCTATACCAGCTATGACCAGATAGTTGCTGATAAAAATGAATACCCAGTAGGTCAATTATTTTATGTAAGCTCAAAAAAAGTATTTTATAGATCCTATTATGCAGAGATATCTATACAGCAACCATTGGTCATACAGTCTAGTTTTGCTAATACAACATTCAATGCAGATACTATAGCAACACAACGTGATGCGATCCTCAGCG